TCCAAGCTGCTCCGTGCAAAGAAGATCTTGCACGATATTCTCGGTGAGTTTGACTGGGAAGAGTTCCCCAGGGCTTGTAATTTCAGCCCTGGCGCAACCGTGGAATGGCCCAAAGTTCAGGCACAACTCCATAACAAATGGGCTTCGTCAGCCTACGTTACACGCAATGCTCGCCCTTACGTACACGCCTTTAGGGCGTGGTGCGGGGACGTTGTATCGGGGTCGAGTTGGGGGGATTATTCTCCTGACTTGATCTGCGATTATAACGTGGTATTCACTGTCCCTAAGAACTTTGAGCGTGATAGAACGGCATGTAAGCCGGTGACTTGGAACGGCTTCTTCCAAAAAGGAGTCGGAAAAATGATCCGTCGTCGTTTGAACCGCAAGAAGTTACTGCTGCCCGACGCCCAGGAATTTCACCAGGTGTTGGCTAAAATCGGTAGTCGAACAGGAGCCCTATCGACGCTAGACCTTTCGGGGGCTAGCGACGGTATCTCTCTATCACTTATCGAAGCGTTGCTTCCGCGTAGTTGGTACCGGGTCATTGCCGACCTCCGTGAGGAGTTCGGAAAGCTCCCCAGTGGCGAGTTCGTCACATGGGAAAAGGTATCGACGATGGGTAACGGGTTCACTTTCGAACTCGAGACCGCTTTATTCTACGCTTTGGCAGCTGCTAGTTGCAGCAGAGGTAGCTTAGTAACGCTATATGGGGATGACTTCATTGTCCCCACGAAACACGTTGACTCCGTAGTCGAGACCATGGTTATCTGTGGTTTCGAATTTAATCGTGAGAAGACTTTTACCGCGGGGCTCTTCCGAGAGTCGTGCGGCGGTCATTATTACGATGGAGTAGACGTCAAACCTTTTTACATAAAGAACCTCCCTAGTGGCTTCTCTGAAGTCATTAACCTGCATAACGACATCGTTCGCTGGATCGGTGACTGGCCAAGGCCGGACCATCGATTCTTCAAAGTGTGGCGTATATGTAGGGAAATCGTGCCTCGTAAGGCATGGGGACCGCCAGGTAAAGCTGGTGTTCTCTGGGCGGAGTGGGATGACTGTAGGCCAAGTTATGTACCGGCCAAACAGGCGTTCGTGGTGCACGGGTGTGCACGGGTTACACGCACGTGGATCGATGATTCACATATCGGTTCTTACCTCCAGAACTTGTGGGAAAAGGGCGAAGAGATCGACGACACTGCCCATAGCAATTACCGGGAAACCGGCACTTGCGAAAGGTGGTGTAAGCTTTACGTCGATCGTGTACAGTGGAAACGTCTCACGGCGGAAACGCTTTGCACTTAGCCGTACTTAGAGGGGATCTTACCTCCCTCGGAAGCCCATAGACTATCTATCGGCTAGTCGCTTTCGCG